CCAATAGACGTTTGCTGATTAGGATTTCTTTCTTCTATATATTTTGGATCAGTAATTCTTTTATCGCCTTCAACATTATCTAATGACCTATCTCTAGGTAAGCCAATACGTATGTCCATATTACCGATACGTTTCCCTGCTCTAAATATTGCCATATCTATCTCCTATTTCTTTGGGTGTCTGCCCATATAATGCTCGGATGGTTCGTAGTTCCATCTATGTCCGTGGTGTCCTCTAACGTCAGCATACCACATTCTAAACTTAACTATCAAAACTCTCCATAATGTTCTCTTTGCCATTTCTTATCAGATTGCTCTCCTACTGTCTGCCCATACTTTACTAGCTGGTGCCTTTTTAAATTGTTGTACTGGTAAATATACTGCAATTGCCATTTCGTCTGCGTTTATTCTTAAAAAGTTTGACCTTACGTGTCGCCACAAATATTTCTTAATCGTTGGTTTAATCAAAGGTATATTTTTAAGTGTACTATATGTTGCCATTATTCTTGTTGTAGCGTCAAATTGTGTATTACTAGCATATCTTTGTATGTCTTGTAATAATCTAAATCTCATTATATATGGTAAATAGTGAAAATTTAACCCTACAAACCCACCTTTAAATGTATCTACTGGTAAAACTAATGGAAATATATCGTAGTATGGTAATTTCTTTTTAGTTTTAGGGTCGTAAAAATACATATTCAAACGTCCTGCACTAGGTCTTTGATTTAGTTTTCCACTTCTCATAAGAGCTTTTGCACTTGTCCTACCTGCTATAGTTTGTACTGCATTCCTATACCATTGTGCTGACTTTAATACACCTTTTTGCCTATCTACTATGGGTCCAAATATGTTTGCCATACAACTATTTATAATGAAAAAGGGCACCTATTACTAGGTGCCCTTGAAGTTTTAACGTTTTTTGAGAGAGAAAGGTTTACTCTTCGTCTGCCAATTTACTAAAATAAGACAACGTATCGTCTTCCTCACTAGCAGGTTTAGAGTTCACAACGTTAGTACTTTTCACCTTGCCATTGACCTGTTGTGGGAGGTCAACTGTTTCAACAGTTTCGGTGCTTCGTGTACCCATAATTATCCTATTCAGTTTCTCTTTGAGTTCCTCATAAGATTTAAAATTACTAGGGTCTACAAAAGGTTTCAAAGGGTATTGTTTCGCCCATATTGCTTTGATAGTAGCGTCATCTTTTGCTACTGGCGTAACTCCTTCAAATTCAGATTTGTCGTAGTTCCAATAACCATCAACTTTTCTAATTTTCAGTTTAAAGTTTGCACCTTTCCAAAAATCAAATGGGTTGATTGCCTTTTCATCCGCAAATTGAGGTTGCATTGCTTCTGATATCTTATCAAATATCTTTTTACCAAATTTGTATAAGAAAACTTTGCCTTCATTTTCGGGATGTTTTGGATCACTAACAATATAGATGTTAGAATAGTATGATAATTTTCTTTTTCTCTTACGAGCAATATCTTTATCACTATCTACACCTGTATTCCATAATCTAGTATTATCTTCACTAACTGGATCTTTAGTATTTAAAGTTGTTAATGAATTTTCAATGTACCAACCGCCTTTGTCTTGAAATGCGTGTGACCATACTCTTTGCCAAGGCATTTCTTCGTTGTTAGACGCAGGTAAAAATCTAATAACAGCATAACCGTTACCAGTTTTATCTAACTCTGGTTTCCAAAGTCTGTCGTCTTGATACTTGTTTTTGTTTGCTTGATCCTCGGGACCGAGGTTCTTTTCAAGTGCCTTTGTAATCTTATCAAAGTTACTTGATGATGATTTTAATGTTTCAAAATCCATATGTATTCTCCTTATATTAACATATTCGTTGTATTTGTGTAGACTGTATAATCGTCATCATTATTATTTATACACTCACTATGTCTAATATAACATTATTTGAGCATAGAGTCAAGTGTGGTATAATCTATGTACTTCACATTGGGTATACCTGCCCACTCCTTAATAGGTCCATTGACCTTAT